GGGAGACGGCGCAGGGTGGCGAATACTTCGCGGCCGGTGTCGGTGGGGCGATCACGGGACGTGGTGCGGATCTTCTAATCATTGACGACCCACACTCGGAACAGGACGCACTATCACCCACGGCATTAGAGTCAGCGTACGAGTGGTACACGTCAGGTCCACGTCAGCGTCTGCAGCCGGGGGGCAAGATAGTTCTCGTCATGACGAGGTGGTCCAACAAGGATCTCACAGCAAAATTGATTAACAACCAGAAAGAGGCGAAAGCTGATCAATGGCACGTGGTCGAATTTCCGGCGATCATGGACCATGGATCAAAGGACCAGAAACCTGTATGGCCAGAGTATTGGAAGATCGATGAGTTGGAAAAGGTCCAGGCAACACTGCCCACGGGCAAATGGAATGCGCAGTGGATGCAGAACCCGACAGCAGAGGAGGGGGCGATATTGAAACGTGAGTGGTGGATGAAGTATACCAACGAGGACATACCACAATTACAACACGTCATACAATCTTACGACACAGCATTTTTGAAAAAGGAGACAGCTGATTACAGTGCGATAACGACATGGGGAATCTTTTATCCTGATGAGGATTCTCCAGCCAATCTTATACTATTAGATGCGATAAAAGGCAGGTACGAGTTTCCAGAACTACGGCGTCTGGCGTTGGAACAGTATGATTATTGGAAACCTGAGACCGTGATAATCGAGGCCAAAGCATCAGGATTACCTCTGACCTACGAGCTCAGACAGATGGATATACCTGTTGTAAATTTCAGTCCAAGCAAGGGAAACGACAAGCACGCACGTGTAAATGCGGTTGCACCTCTGTTTGAATCTGGTATGATATGGGCACCTGAGCAGAAATTTGCAGACGACGTTATCGAAGAATGCGCTGCGTTTCCTTATGGTGATCATGACGACCTGGTCGATTCTACGACACAGGCGATCATGCGATTCAGACAGGGCGGTCTGATCGGTCACCCTGAAGATTATGTCGAGGAAAAACTCGGCCAACGTAAAAGGAATTATTATTAATGAACAAAGTCGTAGAACAAATAATAAAAAAAGAATTGTTTAAACGAGGAGGCATTATGGCCTCTAAAGAGGCAGTAGAACGTGCATATAGAGCTTTGGAGGCAAAAATGAAACCGCTGGGGCTAGATATTAATCTAATCAAAACAGAAAAAGATTACAATCAAGCGTTAGGGTTTATTAGAAGTCTAGAGGACCAGGTTTTTGCAAAAAAATTTGGTGATACGTTAAATAAAAATCTAAAAGAAAGTGCCGAGATATTTGATTTAAATAAAAATAAATTAGATCCCAAAAAACCTATCCTAGGTGGCACACAGGATGAGAAGGAGATGTTACAAAAATCCATAGATAGAAATATAAAAGCAGCCACAGAGAAAGGCGACTTTACAGGTATTAAAAATCAATTGTTAAGAAATCCTGAGATTGCAAGAGAGTTTGCAATGATGAAAAAATTTCCTTTTAGAACAGCAGAGGGAGAGGAGGCGATACCACTTGCAATGAAAGCTAAGTTTGATGAGGAGGTGGGTATAAAAAGTGTGGCACCAAGAGATTATAGTGTTGAAAAATTAGTATCTGATTTTAAAAAATTTGGTAACGCAACTGATAAGGATATACAGATGATACTAGGCTCTGGCAAATCTGGTCAGATTCCATACGTCATGGATAACTATGGCATGAGCTACACAGATGTGATTAATACGTTAAAACGTGGTGATCCATTGATCGAAGGACTGGCAACAGGTGGACGTGCAGGATTTAGAATAGGTAAAAAAGTTGTAGAAAAAATAGTTAAACCTAAAAAGACTTTAAAGAGTATAGAAGAAACTGGCATGATAGATTTATCCGATCCCGAAGTTGCAGCAGAGTTTGCAAAATACATGAAAAAAATGGATCCAAATCTAGACGCTAAAATGCAACAAATTGTTGATGACATTAATCAAAGAATAGAATTAAAAAATTTTAAAACAAAAGGTCGTAAAGAAAACTCAGAAGGTGGACGTATTGGTTTTAAAGTTGGCAGCCCAAGCAAGCGTGCATTTTTAAAAGTCATGGGTGGTCTTGCTGCAACGATCGCTGCGATCAAATCTGGTTTGATAGGGACACCTAAAAAAGAAGTTGCTAAACAGGTTATAAAAGAAACGGCAAAAGATGTGGGCTCAGCACCACCAAAATATTTCTTTGATCTTGCAAACAAGATCAAACTTCTTGGTAAAGAGTCAAAAATAAAACCTCAAGAGAGAGTAAATGAATATAATTACAAAGGTAAAGATGGGTCTGAGTATACATTGACCGAGGATATTGGAACAGGTGATATGCAGATTGTAAAAGAAAAAGGGGGTGTTGGAGTTGTAGATGACAAAGCTTTTGACACCATAGAAGACAGAACCGTTATGGATTATAAAAAAGGACGAGGTGATGAAAGCACAAAAGGAACACCAGCAGATGATTATGATGAGTACAGAGTAGAATTTGATGTGGATGGCACACCAGCAGATGCCGATGATATTAGTGAGATAGTTAAAAAAGAAATCATAGAAGAGGCATCAGAGATACCTCAACAAAAAATCAAACGAGCAGGTGGTGGTGTCGCCTATATGTTAGGAGAATAATGAAAGATCTTAAAATCATAGAGATCATGGAACTCTTTGACGAGGGTGAGGTAATTCCAGCAAGTGAAATGAAAAGACCACAGTCTGCATTAGACAGAGAAATGTTTGAGGATGCAAACAAAAGATTAAATCAAGCTGATGGTGGTATGTTAGTACAACCAGGTTTTGGTGGCACGAGGCAGGGGTATAAAAAAGATAACCCTGGAAGTTTATACAAACAGAAAAATGGATACGTAGTTCAGTTTGGAGATGCAGAATCACCAAATAAAATATTTAAATATTTTGGTCCAAGAGAGTATGGATCAATAACAAAAGCTAAAAAAGCTGCTCAAGATTTTAAAAAAGAAACAGCAAAAACTTGGACTCCAGGACAAACTAAAACAGGAATAAAACAACCTGCTGCAGAAAAAGCAATTCAAGAATTATTAGATGAAGGAACAGAAATAACTACGAAAAATATTTTAGATAAAATGCCTAAAAAAATTGTTAAAGAAGGTGTTGCAGATTCAGTTTTAACTAAAGCTAAAAAACAATTTAAAAATTTAGATTTTAAAAACTCTCCAAGAGTTTTTTTAAAAGCACCAAAAGAAGTTGCTGCGGTAAAAAGATTAATAGAAGACGGTTTACCCTTAAAAGAAATTCAAGCTAAAGGGTTTAGTATTAAATTTATAAAAAATGTTGCAAAAAATAGTGAGTTAAAAATAGCAGAAACAGGTTATGAATATTATAAAAATATTCAAAAAATAACAGAAGATCTAACAAAAATTGGTAATAATAATAAAATAAAACAAGCTTTTGAAAAAGGGACTGTATCAAAAGAATTATTAAATGACGTAGCCAAAATTACTAAAAGTAAAGATCCTTTTTATGACTCTAGATTATTATTTAAATTAGCTGAATATTATGATGGAACTTTAGAATCTTGGTATAAACCAAAAATATTAAAAATTACAGATAATCAAAAAATTAATGCTAACAAAGTCATTCAAACTTCTTCTATATTTCAAGGAGGTAAAAGAAGTGGTTATGCTTATCAATCTAATTTATACGATTGGGGTGCTAAACAAATAGATCAAGCTTTAGATTTGCCTTTAGGAACATTTAGAAATATTCAAAAAGATATAGCAAAAACTTTACCCTCTGGTATTTCTTTAGATGAAGTTTTTGGTGTAAAATCTAGTGGAAGGTATGCACCTATTGAAGGTGTATTAACTAATCCTTTAGAAAGTAAAATAAATGTAACTAAAGGTGAGTATGTTGATAATGTAAAAAGTGCTTATCAAAAACAATTAATAGATGCTGCAGGTGACCCTAAAAAACAAAAACAAATTTTAAAAGAATATAATGAAACTATTAGTAAATCTAAAGTTAGATATCCTGACGTTGAATTTCCAAATTATGAGGTAGGTAAATCACCAAATAAAACTATTAAAAATTTTGGAAAACTACCACCTTTAATTCAAAAACAATTATTAGATAATTATAAAAAAACAGGAATAGCTCCCACTACCAAAAAAGCTGTTAACATATTTGATATTGCAAAAGCAACTGATTCACCGACTTTCAGTGCATTAGATAAAAAAACTCAAGTTAAATTAACATCTAAAGATGCTAAAAATATTCAAAATAAATTAAAAACATTATTAGCATCCTTTTCTGCTAATCCTAAATGTAGAGCGAGTTTTGGCAAAGGTGGTAGAATAGGTTATGCGACAGGACCAGCAGGTCTTTCAGAGTGTGCCATAAGCGGTAGAGATAGATTAGAGAAAGTAATTAAGACAGGTGCAAAACTTGGTGATCAAGAGGCTCTTCTTGCAAGACAGATTTTAAGAGCAGGTAGATCACTTGGTACTGCCTTTACATTGAGTGGTCTGTTTGGCCCTGCTGCGATAGCCTTTACCGCTGCGGCTGAGGCAGGTATCGTTGGTTATGATATGTTGACGACAGGTAAAACTTTTAAAGAGACCATAGGAGATAGTTTACTTAATTATGCGCTTGGAGAAAAAACAAAAATAGATCCAAACAAAGAACTACTAAAAAGATTTGGTAAAAAAGACAATCAAGGAAATTTTTTAATTAAGGGTATGACAGAAGATAAACTTTTTAATATATCAAAAGTTTTAGATCAAACCAACACACTAAACACTATCTTAAAACAAGATTTAAAAGTTGGTAACCTAGAGGGTGAGGTTGAAGCTTTTAGAAAACAGCCTAGAGATCAGTTTATGATAGCTGATGATGAGATGTTACAAACAGATGCAGCTATCAGAGCAGAACAAAAACTAAAAGATGAACAAAAAAATTTAAAAAATCTTCTTACGGGTTATAGAACTCCATTACCTGTTGATACAGGCGATTTAGGAAATTTAGTCGGACTTAGTAAAGAGGACGCCATATTATCAGATATGGCATCAGGTAAATTTCAAGACACAAAAAAAGATCTTGACGAAGCTATAAAAGCTGCAGAAATACAAAAACTAGAATCTAAAGGACCAGTAGCTTTTGGTAAAGTGTTTCCTAAATTTGAGGCAGGTAGACAAGAAGATTTATTAAATTTAAGATCTAATATTAATCCAGCTGCTGCGTATGCAATCGAATCATATGAAAACCCTGATCTAAATAGATTTACACCGATAAGACCATTCGGTCTAGCGGGTGGTGGTATTGCTAAATTAGCTGGTATAGATGAAGGTCCACAGACAGTATCAATGAACCCTGACTCACAAGGGTTGCGATCTTTAAAAAACCGTGTTAAGAATATATAGGAGTATTAAATGGCAGAAATAGACAAAGGACTCCCGAACACTAGAAACAAAGAAGAGATTCCGTCAGATGCGGAAGTACAAGAAATAGCTGTTCAGGAACAAGAAGGACAAGATCCAAAAGGACCGATAGAGGTTATACCAGAAGAAGATGGTGGAGCAACTATCGATTATGAACCAGGAGCTGTAAACATACCTGGTACAGAATCACACTTTGATAACCTAGCAGAACTTTTACCTGATGATGTTTTAGAACCTGTTGGTAATGACATGGTGCAAAATTACATGGATTACAAATCATCAAGAAAAGATTGGGAAGAATCTTACAAGACAGGATTAGATCTTTTAGGATTTAAATATGAAAATAGAACAGAACCATTCCAAGGTGCAAGTGGTGCAACACACCCAGTGTTGGCAGAGGCAGTCACACAGTTTCAAGCACAAGCTTACAAAGAATTATTACCAGCGGATGGACCTGTAAGAACACAGGTTATAGGTGTCAAGAATCCGCAAACAGAACAACAAGCTGTTCGTGTAAAAGATTACATGAATTATCTGATTATGGATGAGATGCAAGAGTACGAGGCAGAGTTTGACTCCATGCTATTTCATCTACCTCTCTCAGGTTCGACATTTAAAAAAGTTTATTACGATGTGCCAATGGGTAGGGTCGTATCAAAGTTTGTACCGGCTGATGAATTAGTGGTGCCATACACAGCAACAAGTTTGGATGATGCGGAATCAATAATACACGTAATTAAAATGTCAGAAAATGAATTACGTAAACAACAAGTAAATGGTTTTTACAGAGACATAGAACTCTCACCTCCAGGAAACGTAGAACAAAACTCTGTTGAGAAAAAAGAAAAAGAATTAGACGGTACTAAAAAAGTTGGTAAACAAGAAACTATGTACACTTTGTTAGAGTGTCATGTAAATTTAGACTTAGAAGGTTTTGAAGAAGTTGGTGCAAACAATGAACCAACAGGAATAAAATTGCCCTACATAGTAACTGTAGAAGAAGGCAGCCGAGTAGTGCTCTCCATACGGAGAAACTATGCGCCCAATGATCTAAAGAAAAATAAGATCCAATATTTTGTCCATTTTAAATT